GATGCGACGTAGCGGACCTCGCCCATCTCCGTGGCCGCCTTCTCCACCTTGGCCGTCATGATGACGTGGTGCGTCGGCAGGTCACGGAAGGCGCGGATGACGTCAGCCATCTTGTCTTGCATCTCGCCGTAGGCGGCGCGCGGGTCCTTGGCGCCCTTGCCAGTCTTGCGCTCGTTGGAGAGCACGACCTCGGCGATCTCGCTGAGGCTGTCGATGGCGACGGCGCGGAAGCCTTTCGCCTCCTCGGAGCCCGTCAACCACGAGTACGCCTCGTAGAGCTCTTCGATGCCACCGATCTCGATGTAGGGCTTATCGAGGTCCTTGACGGACAGCAGCCCGCCTTCAGCGCTGAGGTAGACGACGTCCTCGAGATGGGCGCATGCCCGCGTCTTGCCGGCGCCGGACTCGCCGGGCACCAGAATCTTGACCGATGACGCACCGAGACTGCCGGTGCGCTTGAGCGAAATGGCCATCGTGGCCTCCTTCTAGGCGCGGTTCGCAAAATCGCGGGTCGCGCTGTGTGCTTGACGTTCTCACAAACGAGACCTACGGTCAAGCACAGTTCTCAAAAAAGAGAAGGGCGGCACCGTGGCAAATGCAGATTCAGGGGTTTACGCAATCCGAAACCGGCACACGCTCCAGACCTACGTGGGGAAGGCGGAGTACGTTGGCCGGCGATGGGCAGATCATCGTAGACTGCTGGAGGGCGGTAGCCACCACTGTGTGGCCCTTCAGGAGTCTTGGAATCTTTGGGGTGCAGACTCTTTCGAGTGGATCCTAATCCACTCATGCGCCCACAGGTGCACGGTGGCATTTGAATGGTGGGCGCTGCAACTGGTTCCTCCGGCCCTCCGGCTCAATACTCGTGCGGTCGTCAAGCACTCGCTGCCGGGCTGGAAAAGCGATCACGCACTGGCTGCCGAGGTGAGACGTCGAGAACAAGAGGCGCTTGAGGAGAAAAGACGCCTGCGAGCTGAGGCTGCTGAGCGGAAGAAGCGGAGACCGCTTGAGCCGGAAGAACTTGTTGCTTTTATTGAAAAGACAGACATCAAAGCCATGGCAAAAGAAACCGGTCTTGCTGTTGCGACTATTTACAGAGCAAAAAAGAACAATTTCAAGAAAATAAACTACAGCACGTTCGAGGCCATCAACAAATACGCAAAGGCGAAGGCGGTGACGGGTGGCTGACCTCAAGGGACTCGGGCTCACACTGCAACCGTCGTGGGCGGACCTGCCGCCAGAGCAACAGCTCATCGAAGCCATGGTCTACGAGGGGCTGACACCGCCGTCGTCCGTCGTCATGGACGGGCACATCCATCGTTTCCGCTCCAAGGCCGGCAAGCGGTCGGAGGATGGCTGGTACATCGCGTTCAAAGACGCCCGGCCGGCCGGGCACTTCGGGTGTTGGGCCAGCGGCGTCGACGTGAAGTGGCAGGCCGAGGGCGGGGAGAAGATGACCGCGGCCGAGGAGATCGAGCACGCCAAGCGCATGGCCGAGATGCACGCGCTGCGGGAAGAGGAGCGGGTGCGACGGCACGCCATGGCCGCCGAAGATGTCAAGCTGATCTGGGATGATCTCGACGATGCCGAGCCGGCGCACCCATACCTCGAGCGCAAAGGCATCCAGCCGCACGGGGCCAAGGTCACCAAAGACGGGAGGTTGGTGGTCCCGCTGTGGGACAAAAACGGGGACCTCGCGAGCCTCCAGTACATTCAGGGAGATGGCGGGAAGCGCTACCACCCCGGCGGCGAGACGGGCGCCAGCTTCCACGTGATTGGCTTGCCAGCTTCAACTGGCGTGCTTTACCTCGCTGAGGGGTACGCCACCGCAGCAACCATCCACGAGGTGACCGAGCGGCCCTGCATCGTCGGGTACAGCGCCAGCAACCTCGTGCCGGTAGCCGGCATCCTGCGCGAGCTCTACCCAGACACCGAGCTCGTCATCGTGGCCGACAACGACAAAGGCGGGGTGGGGCAACGGTACGCCGAGCAGGCCGTGGCCAAGCACGGGGGGCGCTTCGTGGTCCCGCCGGTGCTTGGAGACGCCAACGACTACGTGCAGGCCGGGCAGGACCTCGCCGCCCTGTTGGCGCCTGCGCCAGTGGGTGACTGGCTCATCCCCGCGGACGACTTCTGCGCACAGCCGGCCCCTATCTCGTGGCTGGTGAAGGGTTGGCTGCAGACCGCGGCGCTCATCATGGTTCACGGGCCGAGCGGTGGCGGCAAGACGTTCGTGGTGCTGGACTGGTGTCTGCGGATGGCTGGCGGACTGACGGACTGGATGGGGGCGAAGGTCCGTCCGGGCCCTGTGGTCTATCTGGCCGGCGAGGGCCACCACGGGTTGCGGGGGCGCGTGGCCGCGTGGAAGATCCGCCACCAGGTTGACCGCCTCGAGATGTGGTTGAGCCGGGACGGGCTGGACCTCAACACCGCGGCGGGGCTCAAGCGGGTGATCGACAACATCCGTGGGCTGCCGTCTCGTCCGTCCGTCATCGTGGTGGACACCCTGCACCGGTTCCTGTCCGGCGATGAGAATAGCGCGCAGGACGCCAAGACGATGCTGGACGCTTGCGCCGTGCTGATGGGCGAGTTCCGTTGTTCCGTTCTGCTGGTCCACCACACCGGCGTGAGCGACGAGGCTCAGACCCGAGCTCGTGGCTCCAGCGCGTGGAAAGGAGCGCTCGACATCGAGGTGAGCGTGGTTCCAGCCAAGGATGGAGGGCCCATCTCCATCGTCCAGCGTAAGAGCAAGGACGCCGAGCTCGCCCAGACCGTCTACGCCCGCCTCCAGAGCGTGGAAATCCCCGGGTGGCTGGATGAGGACGGGCTGCAGGTCACAAGCGCTGTGCTTGAGCCTGACGAAGCGCCGGTGGCAAAGCCGAGGGAGACAGCGGGCGACCGGCACCGGAAGACTTTGGGGCGTGCGTGGTTCGCCAGCGGGTGCGAGCTTCGGGAGGGAATGCCCTACGTCGCTCGGTCTGCGTTCCTGCAGTTTCTTGTGAACAGCATGGGGGTGTCGGACGCCTCCGCCGCGGTGTACCTCAAGCCGGGCAGCAGCCCCGGCAAGCTGATCCGGGACCTGCTGGACTCAGAGATTGTCCGACCGTGTGAGCACGGGTGGGTGGTCTGTGACCCGGGACAAGGGTCCGCTTTGCTGTTGCAGGGTGGAACTGCTTCAGACGGAACAGGCGGAACTACATCGGAACAATGACGGAAATCGTTCCGCGACTCAGGCTCACCGGAGGCGGAACAACGGAAACGCCTAGTTTACTAGGCGTTCCGGTGGTTCCGGTGGTGAGTGGCGAAAACCGGTCCGGGGGTTGATTTAGGCTAAGATAGATTAAAGATTGTTGTTGCGGTCATACGTTCCCATGTTAGGCTTTGTCCAGAGGTGAACATGGCTAAGCACGGAACACGTTACGGGTATCAAGAAGGCTGCCGCTGCACCGAGTGCGTCACGGTGAACTCGGAATACATCCAGCGAAGGCGGGCGGGGCTTATCCCGAAGCGCCCGCCGCCAGCACCACCGGTGGTCAAGGTCTTCTCGGACGTCCGCGCAGCGGGCCAGAAGATTGAGATTGGAGAGAAGCGAACTCGGAAGGTCTCTGAGGTTGGGCAGACGCCATGCGTCGGGGCGGTGCCGGTGGCGTTGATTGGCGCAAAGGTCGGTGACTTCGTGGAGGTCGAATACCTCGCCGACTGCGTCATCATCCGCCGCGTCCCAACGCCAGCCTGACCACGCCGCGTCACATGAAAACAAACTAAGCGGTTGACTTAAACGGACCGTCGTCCGCTTACGAGAGAAGAAAGGGTTTCACGAATGACTGACGAGACGAGGCATCCGATGGTCGTGGCACTGGAAGAGCGCTGGAGGGAGACGAGGGCGGCTGCGTGCGACCCGCTTACGAACGCAGCTCGAGGACGGGATGCGTGCGGCATCAACCATGACGAGCTGGTCGACACGGTGACTGGGCCGCTGCGTGACGAGCTGCGCGAAGTCCGGGAGGCTGCGATGAAAACCGATGCGGCCTCATACATGGTGCTGCTTGAGCGCTTCCGCCGGCAGTCTGACACCATCAGGGACTACCAAGGCTTCGTGGCAAGGGTGCGCGACGTGGCTGATTCTGGCGATGCCGGCAAGGCGCTCGATGGCGCGCTGGCGGATTTGTTCGCGGTGCTCCCTCAAGTCCCCTGACCGCCAGCCGATGCCTGGGCATGCACAACGCCACCATCCTCGCCATGCGCCTCGCCATCGCTGACATGCAGGCTGCCGTGAAGGCGCTTGACGCAAGGGCGAAGGGGCGGCAGTGGTGGGGTGCAGGACGTACGCGAAAAGCTAGCGGGAGGTCGCACCTCTGTATGCCGGGGTAGCATCCGGTCGGCCTGCACAAGCTCGGGTAGCTCAGCTTGGTAGAGCGCTCCCCGGTTGCGGGAGAGGTCGCAGGTTCAAATCCAGCCCCGAGCAAACGACGCTGCACTGAGTCACCGTCAATGCAGCCATCGCAGCAAAACGATGGTGGCGCCTTGCAAACGCCGCGACAGGACGAACCAGCCTTCACGGGCTGGTTTTTCTTGAGCCCCACCAGATTCGTGGTTGACGTGCTGATAGCGGCCCGCTAGCGTTGGCGGATGAGCAGACTCAATGACCTGTATCGACTGGTGGGATCTCTAGAAGAGACCAGACGGGCAGCTGACGGCATTATTGATGGTGCTCCTTTCTATGAGTTCTTGGATCACGTCAACGATGCCATCGCCGTTGCTGACGACGAGATCGAGAAGCTTGAACGCGACGGTGAGCCATGACCAACCCCATCCAGCGCAAGGTCACCATCGACAAGCATGGCAAGCCCGTCATCTCGAACCTGCGCGTGCCGTTTCAGCGGGGCCAGCTCGTGTGGGTCTTGGTCTCGCCCGACAAGGTGGTCGTGACGACGAGCGAACCCGCCCGCACGATGCGCTGCACGACCTGCGGCATTGAGGGCGAGAACACAGCCCCGTGGAACATGCGCAACGAAGCGTGCTTCTGCCCGGCGTGCGCATTGAAAGGCGTGACAAGCCTGTGCGAGGAGAAGGCATGAGCGACATCAAAGCCGCTACGAAGCACTACCGCCAAATGGCCGAACGCGCGGCCAAAGCTGCCGAGGCCCGTGACCGGGCCGCGAAAGACCTTGCGTTCATGGTTGACGGTGTCGAAGGCAAGGACGCTGACGACGCTCGTGCTGCGCTGAAGGAACAGCCATGAACGCCACCGCAGACGCCTTCTTCGGGATTTTCGGCATGACCAGAGTGGAGCAGCCCATGAAGCTTGATGTTGTGGTGCCGATCGAGGTCAAGAACCCCGTCAACGGGAGCCACGGCAAGGCGACTGCCTACAAGGCCCTGCTCGTGAAGGAGTTGAAGGCCAAAGTGGCTGAGAAGCTGTACGAGGCGGACCGTATTGCGTCGCCTGATGTGGCACTCTTCGAAGAGGCGCTGCGGTCCGAGTGCCACAAGGGCGCCCGCGTGACGCTGTTGCGACCGTACACGTCGCAGCCGCTCGACAACGACAACCTCGGTGTCGCTTTCAAGAACGTGCGCGACAGTGTGGCCAGCTTCCTCGGCGAGGACGACGGCTCGCCGCGCTACCACTGGCGCTACACGCAGGTGAAGGCTCGCCAGGTGGGGCAGAAGCTGTCGAAGGTCAAGCGCCGCAAGAAGGGTGAGCCGAAGCCCGAGCTGCCACCGAAGCGCCGCAACGTGGCCGCCTACGACACGCACATCCGCATCAGGATCGAGATTGTGCCAGCCGCCGAAGTCGACCCGCTGCTCACGGCGTTGAGGGCGTTGAGGGTGGCGCTGACCGGCCTGAAGGACGAGGCCGAGAAAGAGCCGCACCACAACTGGAGCCTGCTCGAGCGTCGCTGCATGGATGCCGAAGACGCCCTCGCCACAGCCGACGCGCTGGCCACTTTTGATCCGAAGGAACTCTACAATGTCTGACCTCAAGCGCCTCGAAGACAAGGTCTCCATTGAACCAAACAGTGGCTGCTGGCTCTGGACCGGCAGCGTGAACCAGAACGGCTACGGTCAGTTCAGCGTTGAAAGGAAGACCACAGGCGCACACCGTGCGAGTTGGCGCCTTCACGTCGGCCCGATCCCCGAAGGCATGCACGTCTGCCATCACTGCGACAACCCTCCGTGTGTCAACCCACAGCATTTGTTCCTCGGGACGAACCTCGACAACATTGCCGACAAGACGAAGAAGGGCAGAGTTGTGAGCCACTTCGCCACTGCGAACAGAGCAAAGACCGTTTGCTCGAAAGGCCATCCCTACGAGGGGGCGAACCTTTATCTGACGCCAGAGGGTGAGCGGGCCTGCAAGGCTTGCCGGGCTCAGGCTGCTGTCAATCGCCGTGCGAGGCAAAAAGCCGCCGACTACGCGAAGAAGGCGGACGAGGTGGAGGGCATGAGCGTCAAGGCGTTGGAGGAGAAGCACGCAGATGCTGTTCGCCGCCTTGATGAAATATTCGCAACCGTCGACGCGAGGAGGCGCCCGATGACGCTGAAGCCTGCTGCGTGGATGTGTCCTGAGTGCCTCGACGTCTGCGACCACGATGCGGCTTGCAGCTGCGGCTGGCGTGCGGAAAAGTCTGCACGTGTGCCCCTCTTCACCCGCGACGACCTCGTGAGGGTGGCGTTCGAGGCGTCAATGGGACGCGCGATGGACCGGACAGAGGAAGCAGAGAAGCTGGTGAATGAGATGCTGGGCGAGGTGGAGAAGTGATGTTGATCGCCGGTCGTCGTTGGCCATACCGCCCCGCTGTTGTCCTTGTTCGCTGCTCATGTGGTCGACGTGGCGGTCCTGTGTGCCGCAAGAGCCGCTTCGAGTGGCGCTGCAGCTGTGGCGCCGTCAGCATTGTCGAGGTGCCCCGATGACCGACAAGCCACCCACGCCCGAAGTCTTGGACGCGGAACTCGTGCCGCCCGCGAGGATAAGGCGCGGCAACCCGGTGGGGAATCCGTCGTGGAAGAAGGGTGGGCCGACACCCAACCCCGACGGCGCAGGCGCAGGTGGTGCGACGACCACCAGGCAGCTGCGGCGGAAGGTGCGGGACTGGTTGGACGAACACGGGTTCGAGAAGCTGACCGAGATCGCACTGGACCCGAACACCGCCCCCGATACCGCGGTCGCAACCATCCTCAAGCTGGCCAGCTTCGTCTTGCCGGTGGCGAAGGAAGGCGACCAAGACATCGACGACCCCACTGGCCAAGGTGGCACTCAGACGCGTACGATGACCGTGACGTTCGTGACGCCGAAGAAGGATGGAGGCGACTAGCCGGTGGCAGAAGTTCCAATGCCTGCGTGGTCCAAAGTCTGCTTTGACGAGGATGCGCGGCACATCGCAATCTTTGGCGGGCGTGGGTCATCGAAGTCGCATTCGGTGGCCCGCGCTCTGCTTGTGCGTGGGTCGAACAAGACCCTGCGCATTGCGTGCGCTCGTGAGTTTCAGGAGTCGATCCACCGTTCAGTGAAACGAGTCCTCGACGACCTCATCAAGCAGGACCCTGACCTGTCCTCGTTCTACACCTCAACGGACCGGGAGATCCGAGGCGAGAACGGGACGCTGTTCATGTTCGTGGGCCTCAACCGCAACATCGACAGTGTGAAGTCGATGGAAGGCGTGGATGTGTGCTGGGTCGAGGAGGCGCAGTCCATCTCGCAGCGTTCCATTGACGTGCTGGTCCCGACCATCCGAAAGCCGGGGTCGCAGATCATCTGGGTGTGGAACCCAACGAACGAGCACGACCCCGTCGACAAGATGTTCCGCGACCCGGAGAACCCGCCCGCTGCTGATGAGCGGCTGGTGCCGGTCAACTTCAGCGACAACCCCTGGTTCAAAGAGACCCCGCTTCAGCGCGAGATGGAGCGCGACAAGACGCGCGACCCCGACCGCTTCCTACACATCTGGCTGGGTGGGTACCTCAAGCGCAGCAAGGCCGCGGTCTTCACTGACTTCCGCATGGTCACCACGGCAACGGCACCCGAAATCCCGCTGCACGCCACACCGCGCCTTGGCGCAGACTGGGGCTTCTCGCCTGACCCCACAGTGCTGGTGCGGTGTTGGGTGCTGACGGCCAGCAAGACCATCTACGTTGACCGTGAGGCCTATCAGTCGGCCTGCGAGATCGAGGACACGCCTGACCTCTTTCGCGAGATCGAGAACAGCGAAAAGTTCCAGATCGTGGCTGACAACTGCCGACCGGAGACCATCAGCTACGTCAAGCGCCACGGCTTCCCGAAGATTGTCCCGGCCGTGAAGGGGCCCAATAGCGTCGAGGAGGGTGTCGAGTTCCTCGTCGGCTACACCATCCTCATTCACGAGTCGTGCGTGAACACCTTTCGCGAAGTGAGCCTCTACAAACGCAAGGTCGACCCGCACACCGGCGAGATCCTGTCCGAGCTCGAGGACAAGGATAACCATGTGATCGACGCACTGCGTTACGCCGTGGAGTCTGACCGCCGCACCCCACCCGTCCGCATCACCCCCAAGGTCACCATCATCCCCACACGCACTGCATGGGCGGGCCGTCGTGCTTGAGCTCGTCTGCCTCGGCGCCTCGGGCCTGATTGCGTTCGTCGTCGCCTTGACGTGGCGCGAGGACTATGCTGCGGCGGTGGCGTGGCCAGACGAGCCAGAGCCCATTCCGCTCCAGCTCACCCATGTTCCAGAGGTACCCGATGGCCCGCCGCTCGAAATCCCAGCGCCACACTGACGTCCACGCCGCAGCCCTCGAGGAGTTCGACCAGATCCAAGCCGAGGTCTACGACGTGCGCCGTGAGTGCCGCGATGACCGGCGCTTCGTCATTGTCACCGGCGCGCAGTGGGAGGACGGGAGCTATGCCGACTTCGGTGAGCGCCCGAAGTTCGAGCTCAACAAGGTCAACGCCTCGTGCATGCGGATCGAGAACGAGTACCGCAACAGCCGGCTGACGGTGAACTTCGCCAGCAAGAGCGGGAAGAACGACGAGATGGCTGACACCCTGTCGAGCCTCTACCGAGCCGACGAGCAGGACAGCAAGGGTGTCCAGGCGTACGACAACGCGCTGGGTGAGGGCGTTCGTGGCGGCATGGGCGCATGGCGGTACCGCGCCAAGAAGCAAAGCAAGTACGGGGACAGCGACGACTACCAGCGCATCTGCATCGAGCCCATTTTTGACGCCGACACCACGGTGTTCTTCGGGCTTGACGGCAGGTTGCAGGACAAGAGTGACGCGCGGACGTGCTTCGTGCTCACGCCATACACCCGCGCGCAGTACAAGCGCGAGTGGGGCGACAAGGCGCCGATCGAGTCGTGGAGCAAGGGCGATTTCGGCTGCACCTACGATTGGGTCACGCCCGACGCCGTCTACGTGGCTGAGTATTACGTTGTCGAGGAGACCAAGGAGAAGCTCTACGTCTACCGCCTCATCGACGGCGAGGAGGAGAGCTACACCAAGGAAGAGCTCGACGACAACGACGGTGAGATGCGCAAGGAGCTCGAGGCCACTGCTGCCCAGCTGATGCGCGAGGAGAAGCGAGGGAAGCGCATTGTGCGCAAGTACATGCTGTCGGGCGCTGGCGTGCTCGACGAGTGCGTCATCCCCGGACCCAACATCCCGATCGTGCCCTACTACGGGAACCGGGCCATCATCGACGGGATCGAGCGCATCGCTGGCCACATCCGCTACGCCCGCGACGCCCAGCGCCTGATGAACATGCAGATCAGCAAGCTGGCTGAGATCGCGGCGCTGGCGCCGGCCGAGGTGCCCATCCTCACTGCCGAGCAGGTGGCCGGTCATGAGCTGTCGTGGTCGACGGCCAACCTCGTCAACGACCCGTACCGTCTCGTCAACGCGATGCTCGACGTCAACGGCAACCCTTCGCCCACCGGGCCGCTGGCGTACACGAAGGCGCCCGACGTCCCGCCTGTCCTCGCTGCGCTGTTCGCAGGCACCGACGCCAGCATGAAGGACATCCTCGGCAACCCGCAGGCTGGCGACATCCTGCAGTCGGGCACGAGCGGGAAGGCCGCCGAGATCCAGCAGGTCCGCCTCGACATGATGTCGTTCATCTACATCAGCAACCTTGGCGTTGCGATGAAGCGGGGCGGCGAGATCTACGAGGGCATGGTGCGTGAGGTCTACGTCGAGGAAGACCGCGAGATGAAGACCGTGGCCGAGGATGGCAAGACCATCGGCACCACCGTCGTCAACACCCGCATGGTTGAGGATGGCAAGCCCGTCATCGCCATGGACCTCGCCAAGGCCGACTACGACGTCATCGTTGACGTTGGCCCCTCGAGCACCAGCAAGCGGGCGACCACGGTGCGCGCCATCATGGGGATGCTGATGATCCCAGGCCTCGACCCTGCGACCGCCGACGTCCTCGTGTCGTTCGCCATGATGAACATGGAGGGCGAAGGCATCAGCGACGTCCGCGACTTCTTCCGCAAGAAGATGGTGCAGATGGGCGTGGTCAAGCCCACCGAGGAAGAGGCCGCTGCGATGGCGCAGGCCGCGAGCCAGCAGAAGGAAGACCCCAACACCGTGCTCGCCAACGCCCTCGCCGAGGAAGCCGTGGCAAAGGCCGCCAGCCAGCGTGCCGACACGGTGGAGACGGCAGCGAACACCGAGTTGCTGCGAGCCAAGACGGAGACCGAGCGCGTGAAGGCGCTGGAGCAGGTGGCGAGGCTCGACATGGAGACGCAGCAGCCTGTTGCGCCGAGCAAGCCGGTGGGGTAGGTCGACGACGGTGTGACAACCAGCCCCGCCCTACATGGTGTAGAGCGGGGTTTTCTTTTGGTCACAGCTTGGCGGTCGCGACGCCAGAGATTCGGAGGGCGGCTTTCTCGAGCCTCTTAAGCCTGCTCTTTTCTCTGTTGCATGTGCGACAGTATCGCTTTCCGTGCTTCGGCCCGAAGGCACATAGGTTCTCACCCGAAAAGGGATGACCTTTTGCGCAGTGGGTTTTCTTCTGGTTGCTATGCCGGCCTTTCCGCATCTTGTCGTCCATGTTGTCCTTCTGTGTGCCAAGGAACAAATGGTCTGGATTGACACACCACGGGTCGTCGTGCTGATGGCAAACGCATATACCGTCCGGGATGGGTCCACGGAACAGGATCCACGCGATCCGATGTGCTGCTCGCGGGAACCCTTCGGCGTCAGCATTCATCTGCCCGTAGCCATGCTCGTCGGCGCCTGCCGTCCAAAGCCAGCAGCCTGAGTTTGGCTCAATGCTGATCTTGTCCAGAAACCGATCTTTGACGCTCTTTTTCATGGCTTTGCTACCGTGACCCCAATTTGCCCTTGGTATTTACCGGGGCCGCCTTCGCGTGTTTCGTAGGTGACGGAGGGCTCTTCGCCTCGCAGAAAGAGGAACTGACAAATCCCTTCGCCAACATAGACGCGGATGGGGATGTCAGTTGTGTTGCTCAGCTCAAGCGTGACATGGCCGTGCCAGCCGGGTTCAAGAGGCGTCACGCCAATGACGAGACCGCAGCGTGCGTAGGTGCTCTTCGCGTGGCAGATGGCGAGCACGTCGCTCGGAATGCGAAAGTACTCCACGGTACGACACAAGACGAAGCCGTGTGCAGGGATGACGAAGTCGCCGTTCAGGTCGCGCTTGTCGGTTGGTCTGAACGACGCGGCAGCATGCTTCGGGTCGATGACGCTGAGGCGGTCCGTGTGTGCGATGCTGAACTCATCCGCCACACGTGCGTCGTAGCCGAAGCTCGACAGCCCGTAGGAGATGACGCGTTTGCCGTCGACCTCGCGCACCTGCTTGATGGCGTAGGGCGTGATCATCTTCTGCTCGTCACACTCGGCGAGGATCTGCTTATCGTTGAGGATGGTCATGGGCATTCCTTCAGTGAGAGGCCAAAGTCAGAGGCGGGCGTGAAGTCGAGGTGAGAAAACCATTGGGGGGCCTCTGGTTTGATTTCCTCCAGCAGTAAGCGAGCAAACACACGGGCCTCACCATCAGCACCCTCGACACCTCGGGCCTCGATGACGTGGCGAATGGCGTAGAGGTTGGCCGTCCAAATGAGCGATGTCTCGAGACCCATTGGCAAGTAGTTGCGCGCCGCACCTCTGGCCTGCTTGCGCGCTTGTACTTTGCTGACACCCTTGTCGACGAGGTGGTCTTGCAGGTGCTCAACAAGCACCTCGTAGGCTCGACGTGAAGACGCCACTGCATCCCCAACGACGGACTCGGCGACCCATGCGTCGACGCTGTTCGCCATGAAGTCAGCAATCAGTGGGTGAACCGCCACGTTGCTGCCGCTCTCATCGACGTAGCGCGTGGAGCGCTGCGATGGTGTCGCCCCGACGTGATGGCGCAACAGCTCACGCACAAAAGCGTTGCTAAAGCCCGAGACACGGAAGGAGTAGTACGCATGGTAGGCGGGGTTGTGGTGGCCGCTCTCAATCAGGTGCTCATGGAAATCGTCCGATGAGCGCCCTCGACCGAAAGAGTCATAACACTCTCGCGCTGCGATCTCGACCAGCTTGGAGCCATCGCTTCCTTGCAGCTGGTCCTCTCGAGGAGCGCCCATGCCTTCGGGCAGGTGAGCAATGGCTGGGCGAACAAACAGCTCAACTCGAAACGTCATCGGGACACCACAGGGCTGGAGAGAAGAACAAGGACCGCCAGCGCAACGCCTACGATCGACGGTGCTCGACGATTGGATGGCAACCAAGGGAACGGCACAGGTCTCCCGTCAACAACGAGCCTGCTGTGCGAGAGGGTGTAGCGCTGGCCGTGGATGGGGTAGGTGACGCCGTTGCGGGTGATGGTGATCATGGGAGCACCCGCAATGCGCACAGCGTCTCGAACGCACCCAGCCACCACGACACGTTGTGCGTCAGCTCGGCGATGTCTTCCATGTCCTCGACAATCTCCACCTCCAACTGCGCGATGCGCTCGTCACGCACCTTCTGCTCGTGGGCTTCGATGACGTCGTCGACGAGGTCTTTGGTGACGACGACGGGAGCAGTGGTTGGCATGCGAGGGAGGACGACACCCTCGTGGCCGCCTGCCTGCCAGAGAATGAGCCGACCATCGAGCGCAGCCTCGGTGTACTCGATGTGGTCCTTGAAGGGGTGGAAGCGGTTGGTGGTCATTGGTTGTCCTCAAACATCACCACCACGTCGACGGTGGCGGGCTTGTCGCCTTTGGCTTGGTAGACGTTCAGGTGCATGTCCAGCGGCGTTTTGATGTCGGGCACCGCCGCGTGGATCTTCTCGGCAATGAACGACTTCAGCTCGTCCGCCGTGAACGTGATCGTGTGCTTCACTGCTTCACCTCATCCGCATCCAAGCGGTCCGCGACGATGGTCAGGATGGCGGCGGACATCGTGAGCCCCTTCGCCTTTGCCCACGTCTTCAATCGTTGGCGCTGCACCGTCGGCCACTCTTGGGCGAGGCGCGAGCTGTCTTTGTCGGTCTGCTTGGGGTTGCTCATCGACCTACCTTTGCAGCCACCAATGCGTAGACGGTGAAGACCACGAACATGACCGCGAGCGAAAACAAGAAGCCACCCCACAACGGGGCGAGCACCCAGACCCACGACCACGTCGCGACAGCGGTCCAGCCACCCAGCTTGAGGACAATGAACACGATGGCCAACAGGCCGAAGAACCCGATGCCGCCGCTTGACGAGGATGACGTTTTACTCATGGTGCTTGCTCCTGCTGCGCTTAACTGCGCCCGCACACCATACATCCGCCACAAACAAAGCACAAGCCCGCAACAATAGCGCTACCGGTCCGTTGTGGTTGACACCGCATTGGACTGCGGCGAAACTGCCGTCCAACGCAACCGCCCTGCGACCACGGGCGAGAAACAAGGACGACATGACCATTGAGGCAGAAGGCAACGAGATCGTTGTTGACGAGACCCCTGCAGCGGACACCGGCGTGGAGCCCCCACCCACCGACGAGGCAGCAGACGAGCCCGACGACGACGTGATCGTAACCATCGGGGAGGCGCCCGCCCCAGAAGCAGAAGAGACCGACGACGTCACCGCGCCCGAATGGGTCAAAAAGGTCAGAGAGCAAAACCGCGCAACAGCTCGTGAGAATCGTGAGCTCAAGCGCCAAGTCGAAGCTCTCACCAAGCCCGCCCCACCCGTGGCGCCAACGCTTGGACCGAAGCCCACGCTGCGCGACGACGACATCGACTACGACGAGGACAAGTACGACCAGAAGCTGGCGGCG